AGCATATTAACTGAATCAAATAAGTGTTGTATGTGTCCTTCTACTGCTGACTTAACGTGGCATGAAGTGTTCAGAGGTCGAAATAGAACTAATTCTATGAAATATGGGTTATGTCTTAGATTGTGTTTAAATTGCCACGAGAAGTATCAAGAAGATACTGAATTTAATGATTATTGGCATCAACAGGCGCAATTAAAATTTAATGAAGTATATCCTGATTTGGATTTTTTGGAAATTTTTAAAAGGAATTATTTATGATATTTTTTAAAAATATGAGTCCATCTATCCTTATAATATATATATATGAAAACTTTTTTAAGTTTTCTTTAGTTCCTACTTGACTAATGGGCTCCATTATGCTATAATTAATTTGTAAGTGAGAGAAAGAAGGAATTTTAAATGAAAACAAGTTTAGATTTATTAAAAGAAATAGAGGATTTAGGGTATAGCCATGAAAAAGCGCTAAATATTATTGATAGCGATTTAGATGAAGAATTTGGATTTGAAAATAGAAAAAACCTTGAAGAAGAAATAATAAGTAATGAATTATATAACGCTATTTTAAATGGTGTTAAGATAGAGTTAGAATGCAAAAAAGAACGTGAAGAAATGTGGGATTAATTATGGAAAAAAGAAAAGTTAAAATTTCAATAACTAAATCTGGTGGATGTGCATCTAAAAATACGCTGAAATATAGATTAACTATGCCTAACTCGTGGGCGCAAAAAATGAATATATCTGAAGAGAATCAATATTTAAACATTTATAACGAAAAAAATTTTTTTATAGCTAGTAATAATGATAAAATAGAAAGATTAAATATAGAAATGCAAAAGCATAATAAAGATTTAAATCAAATTATTGATTTTACTTTAGAAAAACTAAATGATGTCGGAACAATAAAAATAGTTGATTTAGCTAAAATTTTTGAAAAATGTAAAATAGATGATTTCGAGAATGCTTTACATAGTATAAATCTTTGCGTTGAAGATACATATACTAGAATTTTTTATCAAATGCATCCAAACAACGATGATGAATTAAATAACTTTTTAAACAACATTAGTGAAATTTATCTTGATATTGCTTATGATATCATGCAAGGAACTTTAGAATATTGGGATAGTAATTTATCAGACGAAGAATCAGGCAAATTATATGAAGAAAATGAAAATTTTAGAGAAGATAAAGAAAAAGAAGTTTGGGAAGCTATACTTCTAAAAGCAAATTTTTAAAGGATTAAATATGAAATACGATAATAATATAAAATTACAATTAGGTGATTTTTATTTAAGCGCAGGAATTCTTGGCTTCTATAAAATTTTATGTGAAGATGAAAATTTAAAAAATAAAATAATAATTGAAAATGATTTTTTTACGATTGATACTAATAGTATTTTAAATGCTGACTTAACGGACTTATATTTTAAAGCACTAATAAAAAAATATAACTTATTATTGTGCTTGTTGTGATTCATCAATGAATAATGATGATAAAAAGACATTTTCATTTCTTAACGGATTTGGTGAAGATGCGTTAAAAAAAAATAGTAATTATTGGAATTTTAGAGCTAAATATATATGCCCTCTTTGCAATTTTATATTCGCTTGTATGCCCGTTGGTTTTTTACATTTTAGTGACAATATATTGCAATTTATGTTTATAAATGCAAATTATGATTTTAATGTTTTAACAAAGTTAAATAGTGATGAAAATTCTGAAAATGGTAAAAACAGATTATACATTACTTTATATAACATTCTTAAAAATTTTGATAAAAATATTTCTGAGATAGAAATGATAATCAAAAAACAAGCAGTAATTACCAGACGTACTTTATTACAAAAAAATATTACAAAAGATAAATAATAATAATAAATCTTTAGAAACACTGACTAAATTTAATATATTAGTAGATAACGATGAATTTATAAATATTTTTGATGAAGTTATGACATATATTATCAATGAAAAAAATTATATCCTTTGTTGCACAAATTATTGACGATTAGTATATCTAATGATTATGCAAAAGTACTTTGCAATTATATATATAGAATAGAAAATAACATTAATTAATAATTTTACTGTTTTAGTACACTAAAAAAGAGGCTAACCTTTAAAGTTAACCTCTATTTATTTACCAACAAGTTGTTTTTTTACAATACACTTTTCCTGATGAACCTTTTAAGCAAATATATCCGCTTGGACTCTTTGCCCAATATTCGTTACCATTTTTTAAAATTTCAAGAGCTGTAAATTCAGTTCCTTTTTTATATACTGCGTTAGCATTTGGATTCGTATTTACAACGTGTTTTTTACCATTCTCTGATATATCTTTTACTTTCTTTATTGGCATTTTAATATCATTACCACTCCTGATATTCATATCTTCTAAAGTAATGTAATTACCTTTAACGTATTCTTCTTTATTTATTTTAAATTCATTTTCAAATTCGAGAGGTAAGTAAATAAAACCTAAGAATTTATAAGTTCCACCTTTTGAATATGGTGGCTTCATTTTTTTGGTCTTAAATAAGTAATTATTTTTAACACTTCCACTAGAAGTATTAGCTCCACTTTCACTAAATGTAATTTCATTTATTGAACCATCTTGGTTATATAATATTTCTTCAACAATTGCTACATGTCCTGAGCCATCTTTATAAGTATATTCATTGCCTTTTGCCCATACTGCAATAGCTCCTAGTTTAGGAGTCTGCCCTCTTTGATAGCCATCTTTGTATCTCCACCAATTCTCAGCTTGATTAGGACATAATTTTGGGTTTTTATCTAATAATTCAGCCCATCTGCCATAGCAATAAGTAGTGCAATTGCCACCAATTTTAAACATATTATAGTTATAAGCATAGATATTATAATTACTATTAACATAGTATTTATTGTCTTTACTAGGGCAAGTTAATCTTGATATAAATTTCATTATTACTTCTCCTTTATTTTAGTTTGTGTGGCATCATATACTCCACCCACACCCATAGAAACTGCTAAACACATAAACATAGCTATTATTACATTGTCATATACTTCAAAATACACTGATAACAAGCCAGCTACTAGTCCTACTATTGCGTTTTGTAACGGTATAAATCGTTTTGGTACTTTCCCTTTTTTAGTGAAACTCCCTAAGACTGCTGTAACAACTGCTTGTATTACTCCAAATATTAATTCTATTTCCATTTAAATCTTTCCTTCTTTCTTTAATTTTTCTACTTTGTGGTCTATATAAGAATTACCCCCTAAATCATGGTATCTTTTGTATGTTTCATAAAAACGTTCCCATTCTATTTCATCGATTTGACTGCCTTGTTCGACGTCAGATAAAAATCTCACTAGAAAATTCTTATCTGTAATTAATTCAAGATTATCTATTTTTTGATTAATTGGTTCTAAAATTTTTGTAACCTTTCGCCTAAATCGAATGCTTATAAATTCTATTGAACCGATTAATGCTACTAGAAATGCTAGTGCTATTTCTATTTGTCCTAATGTTATATTTCTCATATTATACCTCTTAACTAATCGGAATCGTTGGAATTTCTTGCTCTTTTCTTCCAAGCACTTTGCCACAATTATCGCATTGAATTATGCCAAACTCATCTGGTTCGCCTTCTATGTGCTTTTGTGCATCTCTGTAAGTTTCTTGACTGCATTTAGTACAAGTTTTTTTTCTGATATAACAATATTCATCATCTTCTAAATTTTGAATTTCACTGTCTATACATGCTTCATTTGTATTTAAAATTATTTTTTCTTCTTTGCAAAAGCTACATACTTGTTTAACAATACGATTATGAGTGTTGTTTTCAGTCGCTTCGTAAGTTTCTATATCTTCACAATAAGTATGCTCTTTATGTTCTATTATTTCGTGAGTAGTAACAATCTCGTTATTTATTAAAGTTATATTTATTTTTTCGTAACTAATATTATCATACTTATCTATTAACATTAATATTTCTTCTACACCATTTATTAAATCAGCAGAAGTAAAATTCTTTTTAAATAATCTTGCGTAAGTGCCACTCCAAGTCCAACTTTCGTCATTTAAACAGACTGGTTCTGTTGTTGTTAACTTAATTAAATAACTTTCATCAGCATTTTTAATCGAATCAATTTTTAATATTTCTGGTTTGGTTGTATCAACATTTGTAACATCAAATGTAATTTCTAATGAATTTCCTTCTAAATCATAAATAGTTAAGTTAACTCTCTCAATCTTATAAAACAACTTAGATAATGTCTTTTTTGTTGGCAATAACGTCCAACCATCTAGCTCTTGTAATTCTTTATTAGATTCTATTCTAATTTCAACAGGTTTATTTGTCTTATTTGTAGTTCCGTCTTCGTTTTCATTACTAGCTTTGACTTTTGCAACTAAAGTGTCAGAAATAGTATGAGTTGCATTTACTACACCATCTACTAAAGATATGATTATTTTTTCACAACCGATATTGCCAAACTTATCCTCTAAAACAATTTCTTCCTCGTAACAATTTATTAACTCTTCTTCTGTTATTTTTTTAGTATAAGAAGCAGCAAATCCTCCGACTCTGTTAGCGCTCCAAGTATCGTTATCAAATTTAGTTGCTTCTGTTGTAATCATAGTTATATTTCTTTTTCCACTTGTAAGATTGCCAATTACAATTCTATTAATTCCTGGAGCGATTGTATCCACATTTCTAATCGTATAAGATATAGTTATAGAATTGTCTAATAAATCTTTAAACGTTACTAATATATTTGCCTTAGGGTTGTACTCTAACTTTATAAGAGTTTTCTTATCATTTGATAATTCCCAACCTTCTAATGGCTGAAGTTCTTTGTTTGAAGTTAAAGTAACTGAAACGGGTTGATTGGTTTTATTAGAAGTACCATCATCATTTTCATTACTTATGTTAATTGTAATCTCTGGCGCTGCTTCATATGTAAGTACTAACTCTTGTCCATCTATACTTATTATCGTAACTTCTCCACCAACATTTTCAGTTAGTGTTTTAGTAAGTATTTTCTTATCTTCAGATAAAGTATATCCTTCGATTTCTTGCAATTGTTTATTTGACGTTATAGTTAAAGTTGTAACATTGTTAGTATCAGTACTAGTAAGAGCTGTTGCTCTTAGGAATAACATATCTTCTAATACAGTAATTCTATCTCTCAATTCTGTATCATCATATGTTTCACCTTGAATACCTTGTGGACCTTGTTCTCCAGTATCACCTTTTGGACCTCTTAAATATTCTAGCTGCTCTTCAGTAAAGTCTTCGTAAGTAAATGGTTCGCCTTTGTCACCTTTTGGTCCTCTTAACTTTTCGTCATTTCTTATTTCTTCTTTAAATGATTCAACATCTTCTGTTACTTTAGTTAAATCATTTATTAAATCGCTTAAAACCAGATATCTATCGTCATTTACGATATCTTCACTATCTTTTACTAATTCTTCTCGAACTTCAAATTGTCTTGTTCTAAAATGAGTTAGTTTAGAATCATTAGTATAAATAGTTATTTCATAACTATATTCTCCTATTTCGTTCAAATAGCCTTTAGGTATAATAATTGAATTATTTCTAATTAGCAATTGGCAACTATTTCCGCTTGGGTATTTTAGTTCAAATAAAGCTTTATCATATTCTTTATCAAATTCAAAATTCAATTTAATTGAATTATAATCATTTTGAACTAGTTTACTAAATTCAGTATCTATTTCATTTTCTTCAAAATTTACTATAATTGTATATTCTTTCATTCTATCACCCTTTTTTAATATTTATAACCATAAATCATTGATATACCATAATACCTTATATAATCTTCATTTGTGTTTGCTAGTGTATATCCACTCCATTTTACTTCTACATCACCATTTTCGTTTATCATAAAAGTACAATAATACATAGCTAATCTATTATCTACTGCTTGCCAATTAACTCCAATAGAACTATTAAAAAGATTTTTAGGAATTTCTTTTGTAGTATAAGAACCATTCGCACCTAATACAATTAATAATCGTTCATAATCTTTAATACTTCCAATATTTATAACACCATCATTTGGTGTTATATATCCATCATATAATAAAGTAGGTTCTAACTCTAAAGGTTTATCTGATTTTAAGATAATATCATTATTAGCATATATTTTCCCTAATACTTTAAGCGAATATTCTTCTTTTTCATTAATACAACCAATACCAATATTTTTCTTGTCAGCATTCAAATACATTATTGGCACACCCTCATCTACCACAAGTTCAACTGCTTCACTCCACCCAAACTTATCACAAGCTAAAACTTCAAATATAAAAGACTTTTGATTATCTAAATCAAAAGTCTGTAGTACACAAGCATATTTATTACCATTTAAATTAACTGGTATACTTATATAATTTCCATAATCTCCACCGGATTCTTTATATCTATATTTTATTTCTTCAATAGTATTTTTAGCGACTCCATTAACTTCAACTAAAGCAAATGTACCCTCACATTTTAATCTTGTTTCATTTTCAAAATTATTGATACGATAAGCATCATTATGTTGTACTATATTAGTATAATCTATAACATTAATAGTTTTGTTTAACGTTGTTGTAAACCCACGTGAATCAATAGCTTTAACAACTATATTCATAATTCCAGCACTATTAATAGTTCCTAATTCTATTTCAATATCTTCTTCGCTATAATTAACTGATTTAGTTCTATTAGAACAACTTATTTCGTATCTAATAGCTGTAGCATAGTCTTTAGCTATCATTTTATTTTCAGAAGATATTTTTACTTTTAAAATAGATTTGTTTTTCACTATTTCTTGATTATTTTCTGTTATTAATGCAACGTCACTACTATCTAAATATTCAAAATCTTCAAATTCTGGTGGTTTATTAGTGATAGTATATTCTGCTTGACTTGAAGTTACATTTGAGTTTATTTCTTCACAAATAACCTTTATTGAATATTTATTTTTATCACTATTTGGACTAGCTTGCTTTAATTTATCTGCATATAAATTACTATCTATTTCATATATAATGCTGTCTGGTATAGTGGTTTCTATTAGTATACTTTCGCCATTTTGAATTACTAAATATATTTTACACAATCTTCTCAAGATATTATAAAAATTAACTTTAATAATATCTCCTATAACAAAATTTTGCAAATTTAGTGCTTGAGGGTTCATTAATGTAGAATCAGTTAACGCATTACTAGTTGTTTGTAACCCACTATCTTTTCTAGTTACTCTGATATACATATTATAACTAGTATCAGCTGTCAAACCTGTTATAGTGAATCTACCACTTTTAGAATTAACATCATTAGAATAAGTAGTCCAATTAACGTTATTAAATGAATACTCCAATTTGCTAATAATATCAGCAGTTTCCCAAGAATAAGTAATTGATGTTTCTGTTTGGTCGTATACTCCAAATAATGTTATTGATGTATAAGCAGGGTCTACTCCCATACTATATGTATAATTAGTATTAAGTCCCGAATTGGAACTTAAATTAATAACTAGTGATGTTGTTCCACTAGTTTTATTTGTTACATCAAACCAACCTGTAGTATATTCTTGTTTATCCCATTTTGACGGAGAATTAGCTTTAATTTGGTATGTTTCTTTTAACACCCCATCCATCGTTATTTTTTGATTAATATTATAACCAAAACTATAACCACTAGGCATTGTAATAGTTGTTTTAATTCTGTATTTCATTGTAGAACCATTACGTTGTTTTTCATAATAAAATGTAGCTTTCATTTTTGAACTAGTACCAAAAGCCACATTTTCGGCTAACAAAATCATTTGATACCACTCCAATCTGCTACTATTGCTACACCTTTGTTTTGCGCCGATAAATTTCTAACCATTTTTATAGGTGGCAATTTAAACATAACTTTAACATATATATTTTCTACTTCTGTTGTATCACCATTTACTGTAAAAATGCGAGTACTTACTCCATTTTTATTTGTATAACCAGCAAATTCAAGTGGGTTAATAACTGTGTATTGCCCTGTTTCATCAAATTGCAAAGATTTAACTAAAATTCCATTCAGATTTATATTAACTTGAGTATTTAATATTTCCCCATTAGCTTGCGTCCATACGCTACATAAATTACCTAAGTTAAGCATACTATCTGTAATTATTAAATTAGTTCCCTCTGTACCATACATTTCAACTATTAAAGTATTACCAGTTATGTTGATGTTTTCAAATGTGATATTTTCAAAATTTAATACCTCTTCTTGTAAAAATTCTCTTTCCCACCTTTGGTTTAAATCATTAGCATTATAAACTTTAATATAGCCAGTAAACCCAGCTCGCTTTTGAACCTTACAATTAAATGTATAAATATCTTTAGAACTAACTATTATATTTTGAGATATTTTTACTCCATTAAGTTGAAAAGCACCACCAGATACACCATTTTGTAAAAGTTCAACACTAGATATCGTATCAACTTTTGATGTTTCTTCATTATCATAATCTAGATTCCATTCAGTTGTACCTGCGAACCCAACAGAATTTTTGATTAAATTTGAACCACCACTAGTTTGAATAGAAAATAATATATCTGTTAAGCTTTGTAAAATCTGAGATAGCTGAGCTTTATTTCCATCAACTTCTTCAATTATCATAGTTATAGTTTGGTTTACTTCATCAATCAAGCTTTGTATTCTTCGTCTTTTTTGTTCTTGACTAATTTTATTAACTTCAATACTACTTTTAACTTCATTTAATGTAGTTTTATATTTACCATACCATCCATTTCCATAGTCCCATTCTTTTTGACAAAAACTTATTAAATTATTAACTTTAATAATATCACCAGTATCAATAGAACTATCTCCCCACATTTGAATATCTATTGATTGAAATTGTATACCTTTTAAAGAATTGTATATAGCTAAAACTTCATCTTCATCACAAGAAAAAAAGTTGTCTTGCGATAACCAAATAGTAATTCCAGTATCATCACCAAAACTAAAATTCTGCGCTCCATTTTGATATGCTACTCTAGTTATAATTTTTATATCATTATTACTAAATTCTCCAATAGTTCTATGATTAACTTCAACTTCATCTACTTCACCATATGATTTAATATATAATCTATTATCTCTACCAAATTTAGCAAAGCCTCCTGCTCTTTCGCTTACAAAAGATAGCCAGCTTCTAACACTTAAAGTATTATCATATACATTAACTAACTTATCTTTATTCAAAAAATTTGGTGTCGCCAAAGTTATATTATACTTTTTACATATTAAATTAACTAAATCTAATCTAGTAAAATTCCCACTTTTAACTTGGTTACTAAAATCAATTGTTTCTGTATCAAAATCATACATTTTATCAGATAAAACAAACTTGATGTAATAATCATTTTTAGTGTCAATATCATTTGGGTGTGAATAAAAAAAACCAATTGGAATTATTTGCTCTTCATCATCATCTAATTTAATAATTTCTTCAAAATAAAATTCTTTATAAGTAGATAAATTATTAAAAGCCTCTTTATCAATATCAAGTTTTATTTGGGAGTAACAAGCGCTACCTAAAGTGAAATTATCTGTATCAAATGTTTCATCATCTAAATGAATATTACGACAATATTTAGTATCAATAGGTACACCATCAACTAGTATTCTTAAATCGTGCTTAGTATCAGGATTATATATTACATTTTTATATTTACTATTAACTTGATACATATTATTGCCCCTCTATTGGTTTCTTTTGACTCGCTGTAATTGATACTTTCCAATACGTTTTATCAGTTTTTTCATCTGGTTCAGTTTGTATCATTTCACAAGTTCTTTTAGCACATCTAAAATCAGCTTCCAAAAGCTTACCACCCAATATGGGACATTTAATAGTTAAGTGCATAGGGTTATACCAAGTATGTGCCATAATAACCTCTGCTTCTTCTTCTGTTACATAATCCCAACTAGCGCTAAAACCAACTAACCCTTTTGCTAATGTTTTATCAATTAATTCAGCAGTTACTACTGAGCGATGTGTATCTAAGTCCTCATCATTTATATTTATTTTGAAAGAGGAAGGGGACTTTATAATGTCCCCATTTCTTTTTATTACCATTTTTCAGCACTTCCTTTTATTGTGAAAATACTGACACACCTTTTCTATTAAATCTTCTATTTATTTCATCTATAACCATATCAACAAAGTTTTCTCCTGCTACATTTACAGTTATATGTTGTCCTTCACTACTATTACTAAAGCCATATTCATTTAAAGCACTTCTAAATGTATCTTTTAAAATACTTTGTGGCGCCGTAACTTCTGGATTATTTTTAGCATTTGAATACTCTCCGAATATCGCAAGTGTTGGTTCCGTTGCTACATTACCTGTTGCTAATCTTGGAATTGATATTTCTTCTGACATTTTCAAATTAAAGCCGAATTTTTTTCCGCCAATGCCTGGTACCCAATCGGGAACGTCAAATGAAAACTTATTAATAACCTTTTTAAAAAAGTTTATTGCACCTATAAGTTTATTAATTAAAAATTCCCAAGCTGCAATAACCATATTTATTGGAGTTTTTACAATAGCTGCTAAACTATCCATAACTCCTTTAAATATCTGTTTAATACCATTCCAAGCTTTTCTCCAATCTCCAGTAAATACTCCACTAATAAATTTAGCAATACCTCTAACAACATCTATTATTCCACCTATAAAATCACATAACCCTTTAATAACTGGTTCTAATATTGTTTTAATATAATCAACTACCCAATTAACAACAGGTTTAACAGCATTCCATACATCGCTTATTGCTACTATTATTTCGTCTATCGCTGGAAGTAATTTATCCTCTATAACAGGTTTTAAATATGTGTTATACATACTTAACATCCACTCTGCTACATCTTTAACAATACCAAATATATCATCAATAAATGTAAACACTCTATTTAATGCTTCTTGGAAACCATCACTAACAACCCACTGTGCTATACTTTCAAGAATTGAATTTCCAAATTGTTGTATTGTACTAAAGATATCAGCTATTGATTGTAAAATAGATTTACCAGCACCTGCATTATTCCAAGCATTTGTAAATGCTGTTGCAAGCCCACTTATTATATCGAATAATAATTGCCATTGAATTAACATATTAGTTATAATTTCTTGACCTGTTCCATTAGTCCAAATTTCTAGTATGCTTTGACCCACAGTAGAGCCTAATTCTGCAACATTCCCTATCATAGTTGTCATACTATTAATTACATCAGTTCCTACCTCTTCCCAAGCAAGTCTAAAAGGTTCAAATATTTGAGAAAATATTTCTGCCACTTTATTAAATAAAATATCAAATGGAGTTGTGTCTATTTCTTCAACTTTTATTTGTTGAATATCATCTCCACCACTAGAACTATTACTTGATAAAGTATCTATATCATCAATACTAGACATACCCATACTTTTACTTGCGCTACCTGCTTTTTTAGCTGACTTAGTTTGTTTATCTAATGCTTTTGCATTAGCTCTAGCTACTAAATCAATTCCAGTTAAACTTTTTACAAATTGCGCTACCATATTAGTTAATTTACTAAACAGACTAGCTACATACTCTAAAACTGGAGCAAGTAAACTTCCTAGCATATTCCAACTATTTTGAATAGAATCTGATAGGCTTTGGTCGAAACTCAAATAAGCTTGAGCTGCTCTACTAACTACACTAAATGCAGTTCTTATGCTAAGTAAAGATAAAGCAAATTTCTTTATTGAACTAATCCCTTTTGATAAGCTTTTAGAAACACTTTCTCCAAGCCCATTTCCGTTTTTTTTAGACTTGTTTGCTTCGCTACCTACTCCTCGTATTTTATCAATTAAAATCTTAGCACATCCACTAGCTATTTCAAAAGATTTTTTTAATACTCCACCTACTTTAGTATTTCCTAGTTCATTTAATTTATCTTTTACTTCGCCTATTCCCATATTAAAAGCACCAGCTGTCATTTTTCCAACATTACTAGCAATATTTATAATAGGTTGCATTTTTGTTTTTACAATACTAGATAAATTTTGAAACGGTGTTAGAATTGCATTTTTAATTCCACTCATTTTTGAAGATATTTCTCCACTAAGATAACTAAAAGCTACCCCTACATTTTTTGTTGCATTAGTCATTTTATAAACTAAACTTGTACTATCATTTACTGTCTCTTTAATTGTTTTTTTAACTTTAGTAATAATTGGTATTAATTGCTCTATTTGAGTCATAACTACTTTTGCTTGTTCTTTAAGCGGTAGAAAGTCAAAATCAGCACTTACATCTACACTTTGAGAAACATTTTGAGATATTGATTTAGGAACAATTGGTGTAGGCAATTCAGTAGTTGTAGGTACTTGATTACCATTAACATCAACGTTTATCCCATTAATAGACGTAGAATTTACACTTTTTAAAGCTTCCTCAACCTCTAATATTTTAAATATAATTTGGTCTAATTCTTCTGATACACTTTCATCTATTAAAGTATTAGTAGTTTTATCAAACAAATTATCACGAATACTAATCAATTCTGACATTTTTTCTTTTAAAGCATCTGTATTCAAATCATCTATATTAAAACTAATTTTTTCATTAACTTGTTTCTTTATATCTTGGACTGTTTTTGATACTTCTTTTACTACCTGAGGCATTTGCTTTTTTACTTCTTGTACTGCTGGTTGTATAGCTTTACCTACTTTAGACGATGCTTCATTAAGTTTAATCATTGTTGAAGTACTTTCACGTACCTTTTGTTTTACAGCATTAGTAATATCTTTAATGCTTTTAAGTGCGTCATCTATTTTGGCTTTTATAATAATCTCAAGCTCTTCTATTGTTGTATCCATAATTTACTCTCTTTCTAGTCATCGTTCCATTTACGCATATTGTGTTGCATTTCTTCAACTGACATTTCATTATGAGAGTTTAATTCTTCTTCAAATAATTCTTTAAAGATATCTTTTATAAGACTTTTATTTTTTGGCTTTTTCCAACTAAAAGCTTCTATAATCTTGTTACCATATTGCTCTAACAGAACTATATTATCTTTTTTGTCATTTTCCCGTTGCAACGAGTTGGAATTTACATATAATAACGCTTCAATATAAGTACAACTCCAAAATTCATTTGGTTTCATTCCATATCGGTAGGCTAATGGTTCAAGATTATAAATAACATCTATCCAGTCTAAGCTTTGTAGCCTTTGAACTCGCCTGCTAATTCTTTGCCTGCTTGTTCTGACATTTTGTTGACTATCATTTCTACGTTGATGTCTGGAATTTTGTCGTTTAAAATTTTCTCCAATTCCTTTGCAGTCATTTTCTTGTTGAAAAAACCCATGCTATTTATTTCTTCAGCTAAATCTCTATAGATTGTTTCATAAGTAACTTTATCATTTTCAACTTTTAGATCGTCAATAAAGTCATATACTTCATCTAAACTATTGAAGCTCTTAGTTTTATCTTCATTTTCTGAAAATTCCTCTAAAAAAATCGCTAAAGTTTTTAAATTAGTTTCTTTAACACCTTTAAAAAACATTTCATTTAAATTTTTACCCTCTAGTTTATCAGTTAAACTTGCTATTTTTCTTGAACGAATAACAATTTTTATTTCTTTGTTTTTAGTTTTTAATATCATAATATTTTCCTCTTTCCTTACTTAAATAAAAAAAATTAAGGGTTCCCTTAACTTCCACTTGGAGTTTGTACTGGGAACCCATAAGTTTCTTCTAACTTACTATCTGTGAATAATGTCATTGTGTCTTGTAACATATCATCAATAGCAATTTCGTTGTGGGCTAAGTCCATAGATGCACTTACACTCATAACTAAGCTATCTGTTTCTTGGTCTTTTGTTGACTCTGGATATTTTACAAAGAACCAATAACTTTTATCACTATCAGCTATTTCTTTTAACTTTTTATATTGTTGTTCTGTATAAAGAATAACAATTTCTTTGCTTTCAGCCTTTCTACGACCTTTAGCCATATGCTCTTCGTCATCATCTAACGCACCCCAAGCTATACCCTCTTTAGGACTAGTCATAGTAGGTATACTTTGAACGAATGCTATTTGCGTTTTTTCGCCAAATTTGGTTTCAGAATACCAAAGTGTAGTTTTAATTGAACTTTGTGGAGCTGTTGCTTCCATAATTATCATTTCCTTTCTTTATCTAATTTTGTTGAAACTATGAGTAATTGCATTGTAATTAACTTCATAATTTCCACCAACTATATATTTTTTAGTAACTTCATCAAATCTAGGTGATGTATTACTAGTTAAGAGAATATTTAATTCTCTTAGTTTTATATTTGATGAGTCAAATAAAGCCATTGAAGAATAAGTTTTCTCAGTCCACCATTCCAATGTAAAAGAAAAAGAACTCTTTACAGGTTCTCCATCTTCATTAATAGTGTCTTTCCTCATAACGTTGCTTAATACTCCACAAGGGAATGTTTCATCAGTTTGAGGGTTTTCTAAAACTATATTATATCCAGCTTCTTCTAATTTACGCGATACTATTCTCGTAAAGTTTTCTATACCTAATTCGTGCAGTTTCATTTTATATCACTTAAAATTCCTTTCGTTAAGACTTTTTTAATAGTTTCTATGTTTTTTTCTCGCATATAAAATGCAGTTGGACGCATAAATGGTCTTGCCTTTTGCTCGAAACACATTACGTAAGTTTTACCATTTATTTGGGTAATCATTGGATAAAATACCCCATCTACTACCATAAAATCTGTTAACGCATAACTTTTATTTACAACACTAGCTGGAGCATACCAAAATCTAAAACCACTTTCCATAAAAGTTTTAGACTTTCCAATATGTGGCATTTCTGCATAACGACCTGTTCCAAACTCTAAAAAGGGCGCCCATTTAAAGTTAGTATAAACCCTAGAAATAATTTCTTTACTTTGACTATTAATTTCTTTTAAAATTAAGTCATCTTCTTTACTACCTTTCTTTTTAGAAAGCGCATATTTCCTAGTTTCTTCACTAGCTAAATTTACACCTTTAGTAGTATGTCTTTTAAGATTTTTTACTAAGTTATCCATTTTTTTATAAAAACTATCTAAGCTTTTTTCGTTCCAAGAAACTTCAAGCATTATTCACCATGATATGTATTTATTGTATAAGTAGTACTTCTTCCTACACATAACGAACCTGCGACTGTGTAATTAGGTTTTTCATCTAGCTTTAATTTTTCAAAAGATATCCCATCATTTTTATTAATATCAAAAACTTTATCAGTCCTTAACTTTGCTACTTCATAATCAATATATCCAGCCATATTCTTATCTAATTCATTGACATCTTGTTGTTTATTAAGTAAAAATGTACCTTTATATTTCCATTTTGTAGAAACTTCGCCATCTGTTTTTATTTTAATCGGCTCATAAACATAACACTTAATTAAATTTATAAGTTTCATGGCATTACTCTTATAGCTAATACATCTTTTCTTAATTTTTCTTTTATGTCAACATAAGTATCAGACATACCACCCTCACTATTGCTTAGGCTTCCCTCTTTACCTCGTCTTAGATAAGCACTTACTACAGCTTCTTTGATATATGGTATAAGTAGTTCATCATCTTTTTTTCGATGGCTTTCATTAGAAGCAACTATTTTGTAATCTTTAATAGCATCTATTATAATTTTCTTGCTATTTTCATCATTTTCATTGTAGTTAGCTCCTAAATAAGATTTAATACTTTTATATAAAGTATCATTATCCATATAAACACCTACTTTCTAGGTTTATTTTCTTTATTTTGAATAGAATTATCTATTGAATTATTTTCTTGTGAGTTAGTTTCATTTGAAGTATTTTCTACTTTAGTATAATTACCAGTACTAAGTAGTGAATGATATGTAGTCTTAGTTGCAACATTTAAAATAATTCCATTCTTATCTTTTAACTTAAACATATTTATTCCTCACTTCCAAAATCTTCTTCAATAATATCTTCAACTATTATTTCTTCATTATCAATATTTTCATCTTCTAAATTACTATCAATAATATCTTTATCAGTTTCTTTGTCGTCATCAGAGTTATCATAATTCAAAGCTAATTCTAATAATTCTTTTTTAGACATATTTTTATCGAAATTAATTTCTAAATCAGTTAAATATTTAATTAATTCATTTTTAGAAAATTTACTGATATTTTTATCCTCTACTCCAGTTATTTCAACAGGTATATAATTAGAATTATGAGTAAAAGCGAATAATTCTACAAAACTATTCGCCTCTACAATTTCACCTGTTAATTTATTTTGAAATTTATCCATAAATTAAGCCTCTGTTGAGATAATTCTTACAACTGGAATTAATTGATGAGGATAATATTCAGGATTTGTTGCATCGCTACTCTTAGCTAAGCCCCAGTTTGCACCATCTGCGAACTCTTCATCGGTCGGAGAGTCAGTAGCAACATTTTTCTTTAAGAAACTGAAACCTTTTGGGTGTAAAACTCTACGTTCACGATTGATTAAATCTACCTTACCACCCTTTTTATATGGGTCTCTAAATCTTTCAAATGGCACTTCTACTGGTAAATCTTCATCTCTAATAAATGCGCCAGCACCAATACCGTAAGTAACATATTTAGTAGTTTCTTCAGATTTAACAGTTGTAATAGTATCATCTACTAAAACTAACTTATCACCCCATTGAGCTAAATTAGAATTTTTTTCCATACCATTTTCATCGGTAAATTTCATATATTCTAAAAGCTTTTTATTACGTAAATTATTAGCAATTTTTGAGTTCATAATAGTTAAGATTAAACCCTCACCATTAAAGTCTTTATCACCTAATGCTTTTTGTGAAGCATCATTTAATGAAGTTTCTTCAATAGCAGCCACTTCTAAGCTATGTTCTCTAGCGAAAACATCAGCACCATCAGTAGTTGAAGAATACATACCATTGATAATAGCAATTAAAGTATCTTCTCTAATATCTACCCATTTTTCACCCATTCTTTTAGCTAAGTGTTCTCTAAAATCGACGCCTTTACCAGCTATTTCATTAGCATAGTCGTATTCTCCACCAACTAAAGCTCTACCATAACTAGTAACACCATAGAAATAAGTATCTACTCCTTGTCCTTCCGTTAAATCACCTACACCATCATAATTTTGAGCTTTACCTTTAAAATTACCAAGTATAGGTAATACTGCGTATATATTACCAGTTGAATTTTTAAATGTGTCATTAACATTTTTATCAGCTGCAAATATATCAGCATTAATAAGTTTATTTTCTCTTGTTTTAGCAATTTCAGAAATATACGCACCAAATGCTTGACCGTTTACTGTCTTTCCGTCGTAAAATTTAATTACATCTTCATTCATAATTTAAAACCTTTCCTTTCATTTTTTTATTTTTCAAATTTTTCAGCGAATTTCTCATATCCCGTTTTATTATCATTAGAATTGATTTTATCGCCAGTCTGTGGAGTAGGTTCTTTTGAGTATTCACTAATAGCTCTTTCACTTATTTTTTTAGAAGTATTAGCGAAAATATCAATTTTAGATTTAATAGTTTCGGCTGTTTCTTTTTTATAGTCGATAGTTTCCATTAAATCTAAATCTATACCTTTCTCTCTAGCTTGCTTAGTGGCTTCATCTTTAAGTTTTAAAGCATTAAGTTCAGATATTGCAGAATCTCTTTCCTTAGTGATTTTATCTACTTCATAAGATTTCTTTTGTTCTTCGTCCATTTTAGCAAGTCTTTCAGCTTCAGCTTTTTCAGCTTTCTTCTGTTCTTCAAGCTCTTTTAAGACAGCCTTTCTAGTAGCTTCTCTTTCTTGGGCTTTAATTTTCTCAAGTTCATCACGTGTATAAGTTTTTTCTTCTTTTTTTGCCTCTTGAGCTTGTGTTTTTTCCTCTGTTTCGGTAGTAGGAGTACCAGTGTCTTTAACATCTTCAATTTCTGCAAATAATTGAATATTTAAAGGCATTTGAATATTCTTTTCCATTTTATATTCCCTTTCTTTTTCGGCAAGAAATAGCCAATTTGTCCGTTTCGGTGGACTAACCAAAGTTTCCTTTATTCTTGCTAACTAGGATAAAAACGCATTACGAATTTATTTGCAAATGCAATTTTTTTCGTACAAAAAAAGCCAATAGTAAATATTGACTTAATCAGAATCACTTTCTACCAAGGTAGATGTGAAATGTGCTATTTATAAGCACTATGCTAACAATATAAAGGTATCTTTACCCCGCCCGTTCGCCGCACCTAACCATTTCAGGCTACTCAGATGTAGTGCTTTTTATATATTATCAGCATACTACCTATAATGTAGTATTATAAATTAATTTTAATATCTGTTGCTATACTTCGATAAACTTCTTTACCGCTTATACTTCTTGATACAAGGCTAGATAATTCTATATCTTGAATTTCTATATCATATTTAGTTTGAAATTCATCAATTAAAATATTTATTTTATTTTCTAGTTCCTTTTTATCTTTTTTCATTTCTTTTATTGTCATTTTTTATCCTCTTTCTTTAATTAAATAATATATATAAAATAGGTGGTATTAAAGTAATACCAATATAAATATTATCTTTATGTTTTCCTTTTTTTATATTAGAACGTATTACATCAATTAATGCAAAACCTAATACAATTATTGAATACCATTTTACTATAAACATTTTCTATTTCCTTTCATTTTTGGCACGTCAACTAGGAATTGAACCTAGATTAACGAATTTGGAGCTCGTTGTGCTACCATTACACCATTGATGCATTTTAAAAGCACTCTATTTTTGAGTGCTATTTCTATCTTTTAAAAAATCAGGAATGTTATTATCTTCACTGTTTTCACTGTTATCTTCATTCCATTTAGAATCATCTCCCAAGTCTTCTAATTCTCTATCATCAAATAAATATTCACTATTAATTAAAGAATCTATTAATTCATTTAACTCTTTATCATTTTTTGGTGCCATAGCATTTTTATACAACGCATTAACAAATCCCTCTATTTCTTCATTGCTTAAATCTTTAATTGTATCTTTAATCTTATTTTTTATAATTAACTTTTCCATAATTCCAGCCAACTTTCTTACTAATATAAAGATTTGTATAATGTATTGCTTCCTTTTTACTATACTTCTTCTTATAAATTTTAAAAGTTTCATCATACATTTTTTTAATATTTTCTTTCTTTAATTTACTTATACTATTTTTTTCTAAATAATACAAGTACTTATCTGTTTTTACTACAATTAAATTTATTGACTTATAATTATTAAAAGTTAATATATCAGCAAGAGAAAAAGATGAATTGCTAGGGTGATTATGTACTGCTACCAATGAATTAGGCTTAGATGTAAGAAACTTCATTAATGCTTTAGTACTTCCAACATTGTTTTTATTTTTGCTTGATACTTGAAGTAGTTTTTTATCAGTATTTATGTCATATATTATTAGATGTTCTACTTCATTATTTAAGTTTTTAAAATCATTAATTATTAGATTATCAGAAAATAATATTATTTTTCTTAATTCATCTGCTGTTTTATCTATCATATAAGTTAAAGTGCTATGACACCAATGAAAGTGGTTAGTAATTGGTGGCTGATTAATACCTACTACTAAACCCATAATATCTATATTTTGAATGGTTAAATCACTTTTATTAGCTCCTATAGGTCTTTTAAATTTATTTCTAGCTCTAGTATTAAATATCATTCCATCCATATACTCACACATATCTGTTACATGTTCGCAGTGGTCGGATATAAACTTAACTTTTTGATTATCAGTTCCACTCGCTTCAATAAATGCTATATTACCTAAAGCAGTAGCATATTTATCTAAGCCACCACTAATTTTATCTTCATTAATTGAAATTAGCCTATTACGTTGCTTTTCAAAAGTTCTTTGCATTAATTCGCTATAAAAATCAACTTCTTTATTTTGTGATAAAAGTATCATATATTGTTTTAAAGTTTCTTGCATATTAGTAAGAACTAAAGCATCAAAATAATTTTTCCAATTGCAACCATCAACTAAGGCAAGCCCAAAAGAACTTAAAATAAAATAAGGTAATATGCTTTTTTTCTTTTTATTAAGCTCTTCTCTTCCTTGGTTATAACAATCTAAAGCTACATCGTGACATAAAGAATTGGTTTCAAAATCTAAATATTTTTGTTCTTCTGCATAAGCACCATACATTAGAATTTCAGCTAAATCTTTATATGTTATATTACCTTTCGTTAACTCTTCAACTCTATATTTAAAATAGCCTTTGAAAATCCCTTTGTCTTTCCAGTCTTCTGTTTTCCTATTAAGTCTTTTTTTATCAGTACTAGAAATAGTTTTATATAAAGTATTAGGTGTAATATTGTAAGATTTTATTAACTCTTGAATTTCATCTTGTGTTTTTAAATTTAGTCTTTCATATAAATAATTAAACTCTTTTAGTTTTTTTCTAGTAAGTTTCCACCTATTATCTATTAATTCTTTATTAGTCATAGATGTTACCTACCTTTCTTATTTTTTTAGTTTATCTAAATCTTGTACTGCATTTGGCTTTTCTTCTGGTTCTTTTTCTTTATCTCCTTTTATTTCTTCTCCAGGAGTTACACTAACTTGATTTTTTACTTTATTGTTTAAATTTTCATTGTTATCTTCGTTACCAACATTTTGACTAAATTTCTGCATTAGCTTTTGATTATCTTTTAAATTTGTTTCAGATTCTGTTTTCTTTTTTGCTATCTCATTTTTAGGGTCTAAATCATCAGGTAACATTCCTATTATTGTTTCGTCACTTAGTAAATCACGTAAACTCATAGCCCTAGAGGTTTCGCTTGATTTATCACTAGGCATATTCCTTTGCAAACTTATTTGAACGTTTCTAAAATCGTAATCTTTATTTTTATCTTTATTAATTTTGTTAAATATCAATTCCCAACGTCTATTTAATGCCTTTTTAAAATCAGCTTCAGCATCTGCTATTAATTGTTGTAACGCAAAGAACTTCTTTTCAAGAGCGCTATTGTTATCAGCTTGAGTAAAGCCTAAATCTGTCATATTAGGTATAAAAGAACATAAACAAATCAAGTCCATAAGTGTCTTTTTATGATTTTGCAAAGCATTATCATTTATATCTTTAAGTAACCACTTGGCGTCTCCGTCGATATCTAGCCACAAAGTACCAGCTGTTCTTAAATCTTCATTTTCAGCTTGTCTTTTAGGGTTAGGTATTTGGTTTCCATCATCATCAAATGTATATTTATCTTCTTGAGGCTTATAACCTTTTACCATTAATATAGCCTCATCATTATATTTAAAAGTATTTCTTGCATTTTGAATTACTCTTTCGTATGCTTTTATCAAACTATCAACACTTTCAAATATATTTAAGTTATGTTCGCTTTCAATAGCTATAATTTGCAAATCGTCCCATTTTTGAGTTTGATATGCTTCTTTATCTTCTTTAAATAATGGCTCTTCTCCATATTTCTTTTTGTATTCATCAGGTTTATTATTAAAAAGTTCTCTTTTTTCTGGAGTATCCATATAATAACGTTTACCACTTTTAGTTGTTAGTTCAACCATTATTTGATATTTACCATCAGCTAAAGTTGTAGTAATTATTCTATATAGTCCAATAATATTACTTGGAATTGAATAATCAAAAATAGCTACTGTTTCTAAAGAATCACTTTTAGAATAAACATACTCACCTTTATTGTTTTTATAAAGAATCTCATAGGCAGCTCTTTTAATAAAATAATCAAAAGCTAGGCTAAAAAATTCTTTACTATCGTCGTTATAATCTGTTATATGTTTAATAATAAATTCCATTTCTTTAACTTTATTCTCATTATTTGCTGGCATATCAAACAATTCTTGATTAAGTTGGTCTAATTCTTTGTCATAAGCTTGTACCTTATAAATTGGTGGCATACCAGCAAAAAAACCTACTGCCATAACCCCTAAATATCTTTGTAATGGAACTCTTATATCATCATCGCTTAAACTAGCTAATTCTTCATCATTATATTTTCTTCTAAACTCTTCATATAACTTCTTTCTTGATTCTAGCTCTTTTTGAGCTTTAAAAAAAATAGCTGTTATGCTATTTTCTTCTTCTAGTTTCTTTTCACTATATCGTAACATTTATATCACATCCTAATTTATTTTTATTAATGGTGTTTTAGAGGCTTTTATTCCCGTATCAATCTGTTCCATAATTCTATAAGCAATAGCTAAAGACATTACTAAATCGTCATGTTTGCCCTCTTGTGCTTCTGGTCTACCTAACTCATTTCTAATAAATGTTAAAGCTTCCTCTAAAGTTGGTATATCGTTTATGTTTTGTATTTCTTCTCGTAATATCTTTACCAGTTCAGCTATAATTACAGGTCTAGTAATTGATGTAGTTTTAAAACCATATGATTTTTCTTTTTTACCTGTAATTTTATCTTCTCTTTCTCTTACATATTGTTTAGTATATCTATATTTAACTAATTCTTTAATTGGATAGCTACTAAAGTTAGCTTCTATTCCAAGTAATGCTGTGTTATAATATCTTCCTAAACAGTACATTTGCTTAGCATATAAATCTTCATCTATCTTACCCCATAATACTGCTACTTGTTTTCCAGTAAATTTTTCGATGACTTGCCCTGCAAATTTATCGCTACCCTCTCCAGCAGTATCACCACCAATTCCATATTGAATACCACTTTTAGGCTTTTCATATATTTTAATAATACCTTTAGGGTCATCTACCCATTTAATATTAGAAATAACATTATTATGAAAATCATAAACAAAAGAACCTTGTCTAAGTGGTCCTTTTTCTTTTTTCAATTCTGCTATTCTATTTATTAAAATCTCTTTATCAAATATACATTCTCCAGTAGACAAGAACGCTTCTTCAGAACATATTGGATATTCTTGTTTAAATAAATTTATATCACTATTACAATTATTTCTTATGCACCATCTACGCCACTCTAATTGGTCGTTAGTTAAGTTGTAATTATCTTTTAATTGTTGTTCTTCAATAGTTAATTCAAAACCACTATAAGGCATACTATATTCTTTAAGTTCATGCCAGCCAACAAATAAAGGTATAAAGTCATTTTCTCCTGCTACTGCCTTATCCCACATATCTTTAAAATCATCATAACCATTAGCTGTTGATTCAATTATAATCATTGTATTAGGTAAATTAGGTACTGATTGTAATAGACCTATGAGAAGTTCTTTTTTATTTTTACCCCAGAAAGCATACTCTGATATATGTAAATTATTGAACGTATCAGAACGTCCAATACCATCTCCACCAGCAGTCATAACTTTTATTTTACTTTTAAGACCCCTTCCGTCTTTGGTGTCAAATATTATTTCTTTAGCATTGGAAGCTTTTTTGCAAGGTTTTATTTCGTCTGGTAAACATTCATACATTAACTTACTCATATTAAATAAGTTATTACTAGAATCGTCTTTATGAGCCACTATTCCACTATTAACATTGAAGTGTGTGGCTGTATCTTTAAATATAATACTTTCTGTTTCTGTACTAAAACCCATTTGTCTAGCTTTAAGAATTATTATACGAACAGGTTTCCCTAGTTCTTTTTGCCTTTTTACTTCGTTATATAACCTTAATTGTGGTTCATTTAAAATTAGAGGAATAATCTTACTTTCTTTATTTCTAATTTTTATAAAATTTTCAATATATTTTTTTGTATTTATCTTTAAATTAGTACTCATTTTCATCAGTTACTTTTTTTAAGGTATCCTCATAATTTAAGTTTATATTTTTAATAGTTTCTACTGGCTTTTCTCCAACAGTATCCCTGATAAGTTCATAAGCTCTAGTATCTCCTTTAAGCGCTTTTTGACATAATGCTACAGTTATTGCCATTTGATTATCAATACTATCTGTTTCAATGCCTAAGTTCTTTAAAGTTTTCTTTGCTTCTTCGCTTTTTAATGGTAAATTTAAGAATATTTCTAATTGTTCTTTTAATGCTTTTCGCTTACGAGCATTTTCTGCTCTTTTCTTACCACCTTTAGAACCATTTACTCGAGCTTGTTCCGATGTTGGAACTATTAGATTACTCATATTAATTCACCTCTTTTATTTAGCACTCATTACAGCATCTATTGTTAATTTACTTTTTTCATAATCATTAGTTAAAGCATCTGTTTTTCTGAATACTTCTAACATTTTCTCGAATTGTAAAGCTATCCAATCAATTATTTCTTCATTTCTGCCCCAACTATTATTATCTAAACCACTTTCAAATAAAAAAGCATGAATAAGTTCATGTCTTAATGTTTCTCTTTCGCATACTTTTAAATTTTCTAAACTTTCATTATCAGGTTCGATTTTTCTTACTACTATTTGTTTTATAGAAAAATCTGTGTATCCTAATAAATTTATTAGTTTTGGATAGTATTTTTCTTCAGCATTTGTTATTATTGTATATTCAGTTCCTAATACATTTACTTTCAATTTTATAACCTCACTTTATTTTCTATCGCTTCTTTTATTTCTTTCTTAAATTGTTTATATCTTCCAATAGTCCATTTTTTAGTTGATAAATTATTTTTCTTAGCTATTGCTAAATATAAATCTCTTCCTAATATTTTTGATTCATATCCGTTTAAATTCATTTGTATTTCCTCTTTCTATTTTTTGCCAAACATCTCTTTAGTTCCATTTGGATTCTTCTTATAAGCATAAGCCATAGCACTTTTAAAATCTTCTTTAGAATAAAATCTGCCACTTATTGTATCTTGCGACATGCTTTTAAAGCAATATGCTGTTCCTTTTTCACACATTTTAGAAGTTGGTTCAACTATATCTCCGTTTAATATATGGCATAAGTTAAACTTGTTAGGAGTAAATCCACTTAAGCCTGCTATACCACAACAACACATATCATCACCCATAGCTCTTAATCTATTTTCGGCACAAAAGAAAGCTAAGCCTATTTTGTGACATTCATTTTTTATTAAAGTATAATCTCTTTCTAATATGTCTTTAGGATAACACCAATCTGCTCCAACTTTTACTAAACCGCTCTTCTTTTTTGCAAATTTCATTCCCTCTATTGTTATTCCATAAGCTCCAGCTTCTTTTAATTTAGGTAAATTATTTAATAAATCTTGTTTAATTTCTGTCATATAAGGTTGTATTCTTACTATTACTCTTTTGCAATTAGGAACTATTTTCTTAATCATTTCTAATCTTTCTTGATAAGTAGGTGCACCATTTTCTAAAACATCATATTTATCACATACCATTGAAATTTGAACTACTGCATTACACTCCTTTAATACATCTAAATATTCCTTAGTAGCTAATAACTTCCCTTTAGTAGATACAACAAAAGGGTATTTAGTTTCAGCAAAAACTTTTAAACATTCTAAACTTATTTTATGTTTAGCTTCTATTGGTTGAAATGGGTCGCTTACTCCACCCCAATGTATTGGAATATTCCAATCACACCAATTTGTTTCTGAATTTCTTTTACCTGCAATAAAATTTTTTAAACTATTAATACAATTATCTTTTTCAATTTTAGATATATCAATGCTCTTTTTAACAAAACAATACTTACACGCATGAGAACAACCTTTATAAGTATCTAACCTTAAAGGTAAATCACATAAAATACATTGACTACCACATTTAATCGCCATTATTATCAACTGCCATTTCTATAATCTTATCTACTATGAATTCTTTTCCATTATCTTTTATAAACTTTTCTATTTCATATTGTTTACTTGTTGGAAAATTAAAAGTTACTGAAAATTCTGTTGGGTTATTAGCTCTTTCAACAAAATCTTCATTAAGTAAATCATCTATGGCGCTAAAATCACTTTCATTAAAGCCAAATTTACTCATATCTATGTCTACTATATTTTCTAATTCAAAATTTAATAAATCAAAATCCCATTCTGCTAATTCACTTACTTTATTATCTGCAATTCTAAAAGCTCTAACTTGTTCTTCTGTTAAATCGTCAGCAATTAAGCAAGGAACTTCTTTTAAATTTAATTTTAAAGCTGCTTTATATCTTGTATGTCCTGCTATTATTGTATTATCTTTATCAAGTATAATAGGAACTTTAAAACCAAATTCTTTAATAGAATTAGCTACACTTTCTACTGCTTTTTCATTTTTTCTAGGATTTTTTTCATACGTTTTAATTTCCTTTATTTGTTTATTAATTATATTCATTTTTGCCTCCTGAATTAAAAAAAGATACTATTAGTATCTAATTATCTAATTGGTTGCTCGAGTGGGACTTGAACCCACGTTCTGTTGGTTATGAGCCAACCGAGATAGCCTCTTCTCTATCGAGCGATATAATAAATTTATTTAAGAGTATAAGTAAATAAAAAAGAAAAAATCTCATTTTAGGAATTTGGTTATACAATGAATTATTTTTAGTTAAGTCAAAGGAGTTACTTATACTCTTGAATAAAAATATTATGGTGGCTAAAATTCGACTTGAACGAATAACACATAGTTCTTCAAACTACTGCTCTACCATTGGAGCTATTTAGCCATTTGGCGGTCCGTAAGAGAATTGAACTCTTGTCGCTTGATAGACAGTCAAGCATAATAACCATTATACCAACGAACCATTTGTATTAAATAATTGTTCTTTAAAAATTAGATAAAGATGTTTCTCACATTAATTTATTATAAAAATCTATTTTTTATTTCAGTCAATAGCCAGTAAATGCCCTCATAATGGAGCGACCACTATTCTTCATTTACCTTTTAATACTAGAGGAGGCTTGCACTCCCAAATTTCACACACATAGGTTTCTTTCATTTTCTTTTTCGCTTAATCGAAAATTAGTTCCTAACCATTACTTGTAGATTTGTGCTACTTTAACCAACTTCTGAACTTATAGTCTATTACTAGACATCAACTACAAAATGACTTATTGGCATTTATACTTCACTCTATCTTGCCAAAGATAGTATTCCATATATCTTTTATCCACCCTTTACTGTATAGGTGAGTTTTGTGATTATCACGTTCAGTTTTGTACCTTATAAACCTTTATAATAAACCACTATAACCAAGTTACCTACTTTGTAGGTCATCTTACTACTATTGCTAATAATAAAATCTCTATCCCTTTCAAAATCTTTCTCAAAAGTAAAAAGCTATGGCTATATCCATACAACATTGTCTTGCTGTTTTTCATATGGTTCGTTATCTAAATTTCAAAGAACAATTAATTAATAGTACACCAATAGTTAGCTAACAGGGGGTAAACTAACTATCAGTACACTATCAACTAATGATAGTGTTTAGATTATGAAGTTAAAAGTGTGTCACATAAGATATTAAAAATATCTTATGATACCATATTAACACAAATCTTAGTATCATTGCGTATCATCTTTTGAAGCATAGTATTTTCTTTTTACTTGTGCTAAACTATAATCAACTAAAATAGCTATATCTTCAAATTTATAGTGCATTGTATCTTTATAAAACACTATCATTTCATCTACACTTTTAGTTTTCTTCATTTCCATTATTTTATCAATTAATAAATCTCTATAAGCATAATAAGATTCCCTAGTATTTTCTAATTCTACATTTAAGTCTTCACTTTTAGTTATTGATAATAATATTTTATCTGATGTTCTTCTTCCACCTTTAACCATAATATCTTTTAATTCTACACCTTTTAATCTAATTGAAAGAAAATTTTTATGTAACAAATTTGCAACATAATAATATCTTTCTTTTAATTCATCCATTTCTTCTAAAATTTCTTGTACTGTTAATTCTTTTCCATTTATCATTTAAAAGCCTTCCTTTTTAAATGACACACCTTTTAATTTTCAATTTCTTTTTTATCTTCAATTATTTCTTCAAAATCTCCATAATTACCATTAATTACATAAATATATTCAGTTTCATCAATAGATACAGCTCCACACTTGCAAGTTATAGGTGTACCTTTTTTATCTCCCTCAATTATATCATTGCACTTCTTACATCTTATTTTCATTATTAGACCTCTCTATAAAATTTCTATGCTTTCATATATTGTATACCTAACATCGTCACTATCCTTTAATTCTTTTAATTTTGGAAATTTTTTTAAATGTTGCTTTGAAATATTATTACCCCTAGTTCTAAATGTTTCTACATAGTTTATTTCATCTACATTTATCAATTCTTTTGTCAAATTTGTCTCTATATAACTGCATATTTCACTATCAACATTTATAGACTCATACTTATAATCTTTAGGTATTAAATCTTTAGCTTGCTCTATCGCTAAATCACTAGTATATTCTGCAAAATCTTTGGGATAATTATAAATATTTCTTTTAATTTTTATCATAATCTCACCTTCTAAATTATTATATACTAAATAACTGTTATCAGTTTTGGATTTCAATAATTCCAATAATCTAATAATGTGATGAAACTGTTTAGGGTCAAAACCCCATTTTTTAAATTCTTCTTTTTTACTTGGATATTCGTGAGTTAAAGCTTTTCGCTTTTCATACATAGCACCCAATATTGATTTTAAATTTGGCCTAAATTGTTTAAATAGATTTTTAATATATTTGTCTCCTATTGAGTATTCTGTATCTATTGCCTCTATATAACTAAAATCACCTTTTTTGATAACATCGTAAAAAGTAATTAAATCTTTGACATCTATTGAACCATTTTCACATTCAATAGTTGTGCTAGTTACTTTTCTAAATATTATATCGTGTAAACTAGGTAATATAATAGCCTTAACATCAATATCACTAATTTCATCACTCACATTATAATTTTGACTACCATATAAACCTATATAAATAACCTTAAACCCTTTATCTTCTAATATTTTTTTATATTGTGATAAAGTTTTAAATATCTTCTCTTTCACTACCCATCATCTCCTTTAACTCATCTTCTGTATAGATTCTATTTTTATACTTGCTTGTTACTAATTGCTCTTGTTTTTTAATTAATAAGCTTTTTAAAAACTCCCTATTACTTATACTTAATAATTGAGTTTTATGTAACTTAAATGTATTTGCTAATTCCATATCGTTTTTAATTTTTCTGCGTTCTAATCTAACATTATGAAGTTCTTTTATTACCCTATAACATTCATTTGTTTTAAGTTTATTATTTTCTATTAAATGAAGTAAGTCTTGTTGCTTTTGATTAATTTTAATATATTTATCTTCTAAAGTATTTATATATTTTTCAATGTCGTCAAGTTGCTCCATTGCTGATATTATAGTACTTAATATATCCATTATTCATTTTCTTTCAATTCTTTTATAATTTCTATTATTTTATTAATTACTTCATCTCTTTGTTGTAATTGTTCTTTTAGTTGTTTATTTTCTTTTAAAATTTTTGCAGAACTACTTTTTACTTCATCTATCATCTTTAAGTCATAATCGTGTGTTTGCTTGAGAGCTTCATTTTCTTGTTCTAATTCATTTATATAATATAAGACATCATACGCTTTACATTTAATCATAATGTCTCCAACTTTGCTTTATAATTTTCTTTTAATTCAAGTCCATAAAATTCTCTTAATTTTTTCCTAAATATTGAGTAAACTTCTTCACAATACTTAAATGTTTCGCCCTCGATTATCAAATCAAATGCAACAACATATTTACTATTTAATTCGCCCTCATAAACTTCAAAACCAATTATATATGTAGACATAGCATATTCTAATTCTTCAAATTTACTTATAACACTATCATACGTTAAATTATCATAATATAAAGTTGCTTTAATTCTTTTCATTTTCCACCACCTCAACTAAATCAGCTTTTATTAAATCAAATAATACATCATAAGCCCAATTGCAGAATAGCATTTTTCTTGTTTTTAAACCGAAAAATATATCTTGTCTTGTATCTCTATTTTCACTACAAAGAACATAACCATTGTAATAATATTTCTTTTTAAACCCAAATTTTTCTAACTCTTTTAAATCTACATTATTTTTTATTTTTAAATATTTCATATATTACTCCTTAGGCATTTGAAATATTGGATAATAACTGTTTCCATCCTCTTCATCATTTATGTTAGAGATATGTTCTTCTATATTATCAAGTATTTTTAATGCTCTCTTTTCATCTTTATAATTTCCCAATATATATCCTTTGTAAAATATACAATTACAAAATTGTGTAATAGGTTCTTTAACTGCAACTAACATTCTTTTATCTTGACTTCTTATCCATAATTTCATTAATATCATCTCCTATAAATCTAATAACCTAGTTACATCTTGTTCTGTATGCCCATCCCATTCTGGTGCTTTATCTAGTATTTTAATATCTTTAAAATATCCCCAATATTGTTTATGATAATGATAAGTGTAATTGCCTCTTGGTGTTTCTATTCCTGCTATAAAATAATCTGTAAACATAGTTCCATCTGTATGTAGTTTACTTCTCCATGCTTTGTCTTTGTTTTTCTTACAAATAGTTGCGAATAATATAAGTCTTTGAAAATATAAGCTTTCAAATGTATGAAAAGTATCGCTTATCATTTCTTCATTAATTAAATTTTTATCTTTTAATTTTTTTATTTTCTTGTTTATTTTTCTAGCATTATTAACTTGTATATATTCTAACCATTTTCTATATTCCATTTATTCCACTCCCTTATCAAATATATTTCCTATTACTTCAATATCTTCAGCTTTATAATGAAACATATCCAATTCAAAATTATTGCTATTATATTTTCCGTTTATAATCCGTGGATTTAAAGCATATTTTGATAGTCTGTCAATATAATTAACTTCATAATATAAATCAACTTCTCCGATACCTATATATCCATTTGTTAAATGTTCTGTTGCAGAAATAATATCATTCTCATATATCTCTACACCATTTTTATCTTTAAGTCCTGTGTATTGGCATAAAGTATTTATATCAATTTCTTCTGTATCATAAGAGGGTTGAAAATAGTCAAGTTCATCATAATTGACTGATTTAACAAGTTCATAATTATTAGTGCTATATGTATTATTTTGAACTCTTACAATCCCAGTTCCCTCAATCCACTGATTATTATCTTTTCTTTTTGCTTTAAATTTAATTTCACGATTCATATTCAAATCTCCTATTTCTATTTAAATCTCTTTGCATACATCTAAGCATAGAAGATAAAATAACTTCTTTATCAGCCTTTAAATCCATCTTTTTAGCAGTTTTAATACAATATAATTCTTTCATACCATCAATCGGTTCTGCCCGGTGTATCTTTCTTTTAGCACCATATTGATTTATGACTTTCTCTTCTTCTTTATTTTCCATATGGTCTATTGCTACATAACATCCTATCTCATAAGGTATTTCTGCCTTTACTTTTTCATACAAATTATATGGCATTACAAAGTAATTTTTATTACCAAAAAAAGATAATTTATTTTTGCTATGAAAATCTTGTACTGATTGCTTAATTTCATAACAAGATATTTCTCTTTGGCAATTATATTTAACACAATCCACTATCTCACTACCATACCAACCTAACGTGCACTCGAATACATAAAAGTCATTTCTACTATTAAATTTTTGTTCTAGCAGTTTTTCTAAATCTTTGGTTGTTTTAGTTTTCATCTTTATCACTCTTTTCTAATAGATAATTTAATTTGTCTATTACTGCATTTAATTTATTGCTTAAATATTCACCATAAGCATCGAATTCACTTTTTTTAATCCAAGCTTCAATATACTCGCTATAAAATTCGTTACCATTCGTTTTAATCTTTTCTATCTTTTTATTTTTTTCTGTTTCTCCTATGATTTCAAATGTATAGTAATCATCATATAACATAGATACTCCAAATGTTCCTGGCTCCCAATTAAGTTCATTATCTTTGTAAGTTATATCTTGAACATTAGATAGATCGGATAAAAGGATTTTGACAATAAAATAAGCTTCGAGTTCTTCTTCGGTAGTA